CTACTTACTATGCCAAGTGGTAGAGATTGTTGATCTACCTGTATTACTTCACCTTCCTCGTCTAATTGAACACTATATATAGTATCTACAATGACTCCAGCTGCGTTTACTACGGAAATAGATGCTGTGCCTAATAATAAGTTACCTATTCTTAAAGCATTATCTTCACCTGTTAAGTCTACTACTACCTGTCCGTCTTTTATGAAGTGTAAAGAAGATGTACTGAGGTATAAATCTCTAAATGGTGCAGTCTGACTACCTATGTTGTATATACCGTTTCCTTCTGCTGTTGCTTCCGGTATAATGCTACCGGAAATTGTTTGAGTACCTATAAATGTATTAGAAGCAGTAGTAGCTAATGAACTAGTATACTCTTTTATGGAAGAAGTCCACTCACTTAATGATGCAGTATATAGTAATATAGCGCCAAACTTAACTTGATCTGCTCCTTGACCTGCTTCAAGCACTCCAATGGCGTTTCCTAAGTCTTTTCCGTTAAGTAGTAAGTTACTTCCTGTGATTTGTAACGAACCTGTAACAGTGACCTTGTTAACTCCAGGTTTAATCTCGGATAAGTAGGTACCTTTGTCTCTAAAGACTAACGAACCGGATAATATACTGTCTATTCTACTCATCTATATTAAATATCATTAATGTTACCTACTACCTCTCCTGTAACCTTAACAGATGCTTTTGAAAAATACTTTTTGCTATTATAAGCCTGTGCATTTACTGTATCAGTTATAATATGACCAAGTAAGTTTATTTGAAACTCTGTTTTAATAATACGATCATTACCTTGAACTATCTCTGCTGAGGTAGTGTAGTTATCTATCATAGCTCTAAATCTGAACCTGCTTGGATCTCCCCAATATGAATCAGAAGCAAAGTTAATACCTTCTACTATTTTATTATTCTGCTCTACATAATCAGTAAATATTATACATGAGTATACTATATTTACATAGTCTGGTATAGCTACAGCATAGTATTCCTTAATTGGCTGTCTGTTATTAATTAATCCAAACCTATCGTATGCGTTCTTTTTAGAGTAGGAAGTAGAAAACACACCAAAGTTATGTGGATTATTAGCATCCATCTTATTTCCTAACTGTCTGTTCTTTTCTATACTATCTCTCCTAAATACTATAAGAGGAGCTTGCATTCTACCGTTTTTATCACGATAGTATCCGTCTTTTTGCATAGAAGCCCATCTTTCAGGTGATCCATACACTAAAGGTACGTTAATTTTCTTACCATTCTGCATAACAGAAGGCTGAAGCACGTTATTAAAGTAATAATGTATAGATTCATCTATATCTTTAATACCTACAGTCAATGTTTCGACGGTATCATTAGCTCTACTAACTTGTTGTGCTCTATTTACACCGGCAGATACAGGTTCTCCAGTAAATCCCAGGCTTTCCTGTGATAACTGCTCTTGAGACTTCGGTATTGGTTTGTTTTCTGCCATATTATCTTACTTCTGCTATTCCAACCTTATCAGCTCTTGTTAAATGACAGTCTACTATAATAGATAGAGAGGAGCCAAACCCGGATGTTCTGGAGGTAAGGTTATAGCTCTTATCTCTACCTAAAAATAATTGATTTTCTCTAACTGTATCTACTTCATAGAAGTCATTTTGCCATTGTACTATATCTCCTACTTCAGGAACGGTCTGTGCATCTACTAAATCTGGTCTTAAGAATGCAAATGATGCTTCTCTACCTAAATCTGGTCCGAATTCCTGTATATCTACTACTTGATCACCTCTAGTTATAAGACAATTAAGTTTAACTGCTTGCCAGAAGGACTTTTGTAATGCTTCTCCGTATAAATTAACGTCTGTATCTTCTAAACTGAGTTTATGGTACAGTATCTCCTGTTCTACAATGTCTTGTAGTAACTCTCTGTTAATATTAACGAGTAAATCAAAATCTCTCCCTGATCCAAATAGCATATTAGTATTCTCCTGGTGTTTTCATACGTTCTATAGACTTTTCTGCTACAGTAAACGCGTTAATCTCTTGATACTTACCTATAGCATTCTTTTTCAATGCAGAAAACGCTTCATTTCCTGGTTTTTGTGTTATTATCTTTACTTTAAAGGTATANTTACTGTTGACATTGTCTGAACCTGCTATAGTACACGTAGTTACACCAGGTAATGCTCTAATTAAGTCTGCTAACACCGAAGGTGAAGCATCTCTACTAATAACCTGTACCATTGCACGGAAAGGTGTGTAGTTAGCTTCTAATATTATATCTGATAGTTTCATTATCCTACGTATATTGTCATTGGAACCTCTTTTANTGTCTTATTGATGTTTTCTGATTCATTTGCTTTACGTTCAAGTTGGGATTGACGTGAAGTTTGATCTAACATCTCTCTTAAATTACCAAGTAGGTCAACTCTTTCAGTTCTTGCATCAGCAAGTAGGTCTGCTTGGTTTAAAGTAGCTTCTGAGCCAGGGACTGGTACTGTTTGGTATTTTCCTCTTACATAAGCCAATAATTCTTTAGCTAAAGCTAAGGTATACCTAAATATCCACTGCCTACCTACACTGTTTATACCTGAATAAGAAGGATTATTGTACGGAACCTCTGCTACATTAGTAATAAGGTCTGTTCCATCAATAAAACTAGCTGCTTTCTTTTCGTCTACATTGTAGTATTCAAATCTTAACTTATAGTTAGTCTTAGGAATAGGAAATAATTTTAATTTATTATTTACCATTTCAAAAGAGTATGTAGATCTTCTAATTTGATCATTAAACTCTATAGCTTGTACTTTTAATATATCAAAAGAAGCTGGCATTAATAAAAAATTAACTCCTGGGCTAAAAGATCCAAAGTCAAATGCATCCATCATGGATTGAACTCCAGTTCCGGTACCAGCATATGGATCAAAGTAACGCAATATAGCAGGAGGTGCTTCATAAAACACTCTTCTTATTTCTATACTACCGGTTATTCCTTGTGATTCCGCCCATGCATCTAAGTCATAGTCTTGCTTAGAAGCAGTAACTGCTAATGAACCTGTATGTCTAGTTACAAAACCTCCAACTTCTGCTTCTGTTCCGTAATTTTTACTTACATTTACTACTCTATCTAATGTAGGGTTAATTATTTTATTATTAATAGTAGGAGTACTGTTAGAACCTTCAAGTGATAAGTAGTTCTCTCTAATCTTATACTGGAATACTTCGTTACCATATGTAGAAATAGCTTCTTCAAAGCATGCAAAGAAGTTTTGATCTTGTAGTTCAACATCCATCAATGGATATCCAAGTCGAGTGCCACAGAATTTAGCTACTTTTACAGCATCTGTCTGGAAGTCTATATCAGTATCGTAAAATCCGAAAGGGGTATCACCTACATTAAAAGTAGCGCTTCCGTCCCATATAGTTACATTAGCCATTGATTACGGTTTTCTAATAAATAGTTGTTAATCTCTAAAGGTTTGATACACTTTTAGTATTGGAGATACTATATCATGACGATGGTTATGTTCTAGGTTAATTGTTTTAAACCCTTTCACTTGTTCTTCTAATCTAGACAGAAAAGAAAATCCTGTTTCTCTCTTATCTTTAAGGTCGATTTGTGCCATATCACCACATATAGTCATCTTGGAACCTCTTCCTAAACGTCCAATGACTGTTTCCATTTGACTATGGGTTACATTTTGTGCTTCATCTACTATTATAAAGGAATCCGTAAAGGTTCTACCTCTCATAAAAGCAAATGGTACAATTTCTATGTTACCATTCTCTAATTCTTTTTTAATCTTCTCTTCACTATACAGAAGATAGAGATTATGGTAGATAGGAGCTAACCAAGGGTCCATCTTTGCCTGAAGATCGCCTGGTAGGAATCCTATATCTTCTTTAGACACAGTCGGTCTTGTTATAATAATCTTTTGAACTTGTTTGGTGAATAGCATATCTAATGCTACTTGGGTTGCTACTAAGGTCTTACCGGAACCGGCCATTCCTCTTATAACTGTAATTGGAGATTCTAATATTAAAGCTTTTCGCTNNTTTTTGTTCGTCGTTNAGNTGAACGTTAAATTTAATTGGATTNTTTGGTCTTCTCTTTTGAACGAATANATCNTCCGTGTGGTGGTTTGAAGGCATCTATAATAACGTTTTAGTTTGTTATTATAAATAGTAGCCGAGAGACTATCCTACCTTA